GTGCATTTGAAGCGATTTATGAAGGTTTATGACACCGGGGTCTAAGTCGTTCATGATAACCTTGTAACCGCGGGTGGCCATATAGTAACCGAACGACCCGCCACCACAGAACGCATCAACGATGCAGGTTGGGTTTGGGATCGCCAGTTGTTTAATTGTAGCCTCTATATTTCCTAACAGGCTTGCTTTGTTACCCATATAAGGGATCCACGGTTCAAGTTGTATCATTCTCGCTACCTTTAGAGGTGTTATAGCACTTATTTTTCAGTTGTAAAGGTTTGTTTTTCTTCTTTTGGCAATTTCTCTCGTAGAACATACCTCTCGGCCGGTTCGCTCATCTGTTCAACAAGATACAGTCCGTTTTCAACGTCGTAGACACCATCAAGGTCAACAAAGAACACAGGTGCCATTGTATTACAACCAATCGGTTGAACGCAGTAACCTACTGATTCATAGGTTTCGTGCTTTTCGATGTACTCAACGCCTAGGCGCATTACCTTGCGCTTTTCAATATGGACTTTACACCCACGCTCAGAAATAACTCTAACGCGTGGGTATTTCTCAGATTTCGTAGAGTAAATTGCCCCTACATTAATCTTCATCTTTTTCCTCTTCTGGGACGTATTCACTGGTCATTGCTTTAACGGCTTCGACATACATTTGGCGTTCATCGATATATTCCAGTAATTCGTCTGCGCGTTTCTTCAATAAGGTTTGTTCATTTGGTTGCGTAATTTTAACATCTTCAATGAATTCGCGGAAGTTAACAAGAACTTCTTGAATACTCATAGCCGCGTAGTAAGAAGAACGCATTGAGTTAGCCTTCAAGGCATCGAACTTCGCCTGTGCCTCGGATTCTTTAATCATTTTTTCTTTCGTTTCTTTTGCTTTCTTTTTCATTTTCTACTCCTTGTTTAGAATCTGTAAACAACGCCCTTGTCATTGGCTGTCCAACGGCTTTGTTCCCCTGCATGGTAAATAAGAACACCTGCTATCACAACAACGCCCACAAAGAACGCAGTGCGTGCGACATTGGCATAGGCATCATTCTTGCCATGATTGTAGCCCACATGGTAGCCACTGTTATAAGTTGGCGTTGGTGTTGGTCTTGTCATTGCTGGAACCGCTTGCGCTGTCCCGATTGTTGTCGCCAATACAGCGGCAGTAAGTAATTTTTTCATATTAGTATCCTTTTGGTCTTGTTACATAGAACAGTATAAAACATACGCAAATTATTACGGCTAGCGTCATTTCTTTCTCCTTGGTTGGAAGTATTTTACCCAACCAAAGCCCCAAAACAAGAAAAAGAAATCAATTTCCGTCAGCCCGTTTTGTCTGGTGTAGCACCAATCCATCCCGATCATAAACCGGGACCAGCAGTGCCACGCGCTAAAAAGCCATTTAGGTTTCGTCTTCGCCACGCTTTTCCTCCTTTAGTTCTACTTTATCCAGAATAATATCGGTAATAATATCGATAGTATTTTGAATTGTGTTACGCTCTGGTTCAGTAAGCCGAACCGTTGGTTGAATTCCTGTTTTGGCGGTAATATATTGGTTAATCATTGACCATATATCGTCATAGATTACATCGCGCCAAACTTCTGCATTATATAAGACCATGTTGTATCCTCCTGTTAAAGCGGTTTTCATCTGTTTCTAGCATAAAATGCACATGTGCGGTTACATAGCGCCCCATAATAGAACGCATTTCATCTATATGGTTGCCATCCCATTGGATTGCGTGGTGGATATCATCCGTCCACGAAGTAACAAGATACCCATTATCTATGTGTGTAATACCGGCAGGGAACCAACGCCCACCAGAACGTCCATTGCGGATAGAAAATGTGTTCAAAATGTTTCCTGTTATACGGTCTAATGGCATTGTTAATCCTTATTTTTTTGTTTTAGCCAGTGTAATTGTTCGTCTGTTATGTTGCCGTTAAGATACAATTTCGTAATAAACTCTTGCAACACATCAAGTCTTTTCTTTGTGTTTATCAGTGTTAACCATAATGACTTGGTGCCGCTTGCACCGTTTCCACCGTTTGCCCAACAGCCACAATTATCGGTATAACAAGTGTAATAACTGTCTGGGTCTTTGTGTAATTTTTGCCCACAAAACGGACATTTTAATTCTGTGTTATGTAAGGCCATGTTGCATCCTTATGTTATCTGTCATTAACCCTATATGGGTTATTGCGCCATAACTCATTTTTAATCCTTTTTGTTGGTCATTATATCTCCATAAGGCCATGTAATAGGCACAAACGGTTGTTCTGTAATGCGCCCTTTACCGTGGCACATTGGGCAAACAATCTCTGGTGGTTCTTTTATTTCTGGTAATTTCGCACCACAGTATTGGCAGTATTTTACACCCAAAGAACGCAACACTGCTTTTCCACACTTTGGGCAAACAAACGATTGGTAACTAATCATTTTTCTTCCTTGTGGCTATTACAAACACATACAGGTCGTTAACTTCTGTGCACCATTCGGCATACTGGAACTCATCACGTCCTTCATCCCGCTCGTCTTGAATATATGACAGTATGTCGCCAACAAGGTGCGTGCCGTATTCATCTGCATCCCATGTTTCTATAGTCCAGCCTGGCATTCTTTGCTCTATGTTTTCCCTAAAAACTTTCCAATCAAAAAGATCGGCATTATCCACGATGATTTCGCTTAAAGTTTCATAGAGTTGAACATTGTTTGTCATTTTTTACCTCCTTAATTTCATATTTTGAGAAGTCGTAACCCTGCATACACAATCTTCTACGAACATCCCCTTTGCTTGTTCCAGAGCAAATAATTTTTCCGTTGTCAAAAGCCGCAAACATTGTTTTAACCTTTTTTAATTTTTATCTTGCGCAAGCGCATTTTGTTGATTATCATTCAACTGTGTTTTTAGAGAATCCGTGACGTTTGTTGCGGGTTTTTTTTGTTATCTGCTACCGCGCCCTAGTTGTTTGTTAATGCAAGCCTTTGCGGTATTCAGTATTTCTGTTTTGTCTTCGCTTTCGTAAGTCTTCCCCATAAACCAAAACATGTATTTTGTCTTACCTGCTACAGTGTCTTGCGAAAACCAAATATCAATGTTTCCATACGACTGAAAGAAATCAAACTTTTCATTTGCCATTTGTAATCTCCTTCGTTTTCATAGTCATGATAGCATCCTTCATTTCGCGAAGTTTTGTGTAGAAAAACGCATAAGCACCATCATCTGTTATGAATGACTTGTTAACCCAATGTTTGCCATTGTAATACCGCACAATCCACTCGTTTGTAGTTTTATCTTTCTTTGGCGCATTCACAAAACTTTGCACCTTTAAAAGGGCTTCTTCTTTTGTCATAATTGACTCCTTATTTCGGTTTAACCAGTTTAATGTGGTTATCTTCGGACAATTCCATAACGCGTATAGCGGTTCCGTCCTTGCCGTTAATAACAATTATATCACCTGTGTTAGCCAAGTGCCATACTTTATCGAAGTAATGGTCTTTTTCTATTTCTTCCAACGTTTCGTAATTAGAATAGTGCCACATAGTCCAACCGTTTGCATAAGCAATAACAGATAAGTTTGAGTTCTTAAATGCCATTTGTTCCTCCTTAATTCCAGGTTTTATACAGTTTAGTGTTTCGTTCTTCCGCCGTTTCAAAATCTTCTATTTTTCGCCCTTTTGCTTCCCAAAATGCTTCACACACGAAACCATTTTTTTCATCTCTAATAGGTGTAAAGTCTGCGTATGTTTGGTAGCCATCTGTTGGTATTGCTCGGTAACGGTAGCATTTCTTACGCAACGGGCATGTGTAGTTCGCGCACATTGAAATATCAGGCATTTTTACCACCTTTGTGTTTGTATAAACCGTCTTTCTTTTCCCACTCGCGTTTACGGTTTTTCTGCATTTTTTGTGCCACAGCCTGCATCAGTTCTTCTTCACTTACTTTATCTGAGCATTCGTCCTGCCAATCAAACACATCTTTCAAATACCAAATTGCAGTGAAAGGGCTATCAAAGCGCACCATACCGCAAGCGACAATGAACATATCTGCAAGTTCAGTAACATCCTTGTATTTTGAATGCACCCACTCTTCTTGTTCTTCCGCGTATTTTTCTATTTGTCCTTCAAGGGTAGCATCTGGGAATGTGTCTGCGTGCCACTTTGCAATTTCGTAAATTGTTTCAACATCTAGTTTCTTTTTCATTTTTCAAATCTCCTTTTGGTATTACAAATTTCTCTGCCCCTTCCTGCTTTGCGTTCGCCATACGCGCCCAGTATGCTTTTGCCATCAAATTATCTTTGAACTGCAACACATACTTACAGTTAGAATCCCGCATATGAAACACTAACTTATCGTTATTTACGCCTATCATATCTGCTAGGTCGTAATTAAAGCCCCAAGAAACATCCTCACCTATTATCCACATACTACACCTCGCAGTGGTTAGTAGCAGGAACGAACTCAAACGTTCCTTTCGCAATTATTCTGTTGTTTTGTTTAATCTTGTTGAACACAAAGTAACCGCCGTCTGCTAATTGGTTAACAGATCCTATCATAAACGTCACATTCTTTTTGTCACACATTTGGCGCACATACTGTATCAGTGCTGTTTTTGTAACAAGTGTCATTTTGCGCGTCTCTGGGTATTCCATATGAATTGTTATCAGCGCGTGGCGGTCTAGTTGGTCGCAAATATAGCCACCCGAATACATACCGTAATCATTTTTCTCTTTCATCTTTTGTCTCTCCACAGTTAGATGCGTATTCAGCATACACAAGGTTATAAATCTCAGCGCACAGCCATTGTGGTAATTGTATCGTGGTATGCGCTGGCATATAGTTGCCCTTCTTGTTGTATGGCTCAAGATTCACTTCAACAGTTCCCAACAACCGTTTACCATCAATGTTGAATATTTTGATTGCTCCCAGCCTTTCTTCCTTCTTCATCTTACCAACCTTTTTTTATTGCGTCTTTTGGCACTATGTAAAAACTAAAAAAGCCTATACTAACCCAGTAGTAGCGCGTGGCGCACTCAAACCAGTGTTGTTTTACACCGAACAAAAAACTATTCCAACGCCATCTTGCCTCTGTAATTTTTACACACATCTTCTGTCCTTTTTGTTGGTGCGCCCTTACAAGGGCTTTCGTCTGGTTAAGTATTTGTTTATTTTGTTAGAATAACACTCATACCAACCTAATTTTCTGTTGCAATTGGAACACAAAAGTCCCCTAAACCTTGAAGTTGTATGGTCGTGGTCACAACATAGTTTAGAAACATCTTTTCTGTTGTGTGTTGCTCTTTCTTGCTTCCCACATATTTCACAAACCTTATGTGTGTTCCTATATTCTTCTAGTTCTTTTTGTGTTATGTCTAACAACTGACCGTTTTTTGCTTTCACATTCCTGTTTAATCTATTGGTGCGAACCTTGTTTATGGCAACAGCCCGCGCTTTTACATTAGAAATTCTAAAATCCGGGTCTTTGTATTTGTCGCACAAGGCACACGATATTTTCTTCCTGGTATCTTTTGTAAAGTTTCTTGAGTTCGCACAATGCCTAGAACAAAATTTTTTGTTCGTTGTGTTGTCAAAGTTTTTCCTGCATTTTGGGCAAACGCAAATCATACTTTATCCTTTTAATAATGGTGCAACGACCCGGTTACGCTCCGAGAACTTATCCTTGGCAAGGATATATTATACTATTTAACTACCGTTGCGGTAATCTTGGCGGATTGCTCCGCCGAGCGGTTGGGAACTAACACCAACCTATCTGGTATTCTCCTAGGCAAAGGGCTCAAAGCCCAGCAGAGCCATCATAGGACGGAATACCCGAATCTTTGGCGCGAGCGGTAATGACTATACGCAGAATGTCATAAGGATTTTATATGCACCGCTCGCAAACTTGGTAGTCGGGCTGGGACTCGAACCCAGAATACTGCCTTATCAGAGCAGTTTGATAACCAGTTTCAACACCCGACTAAAATCTTGGTAGGGGCTGTGGTATCATCGGGTCTATCCCTACCCCACACTATGACGCAAACCGTGCCCCTATAATCTGGCTGACCCGGCTGGCTCCGCCCCAGCAACCTATCGGTTAACGGCCGATCGTTCTGCTCATTGAACTACGGGTCAGTGATAGGGCAATCAGAAACAAACACCGTTAGGTTGCGTAGACACGCTCAATATTCCATATAGCCCTATCCAAAACTTGGCGCGGGGCTTGCATCTTTGTTTGACAAGGTCAAAGGTTGCCCCGCAAAATCTTGGCGGGGAGCACAGGGATGAGAGAGAGAATCAGTATGAAAAAAGCGTGTGCTCCCCATAAAAATTGTCCGTTGGTATCTTTCAGTTGCGCCAGCGGACGCGTGCGTATTGTAGCAGTCGGCATACGCATCCACGCAATAAAGGAGTCCGTCCACCTGCTCGTAAACGGCTATAGACCAGAAACCAATGGTTTGTTTAATACAAACATCTCAGTCTATTTAATGCCTAAATGTCAAATCAAAACATTTTGGACAATACACCCAGTGGTGTCTCGTTTTATTCCCACCCGCACTGTTTATTACAGATGGAAATACAGTTGTGTGGGTTGTGGATAATCTTGAACACAGCCTCTTCTATGTCCTGTATATCCCTATCACAACGCGCATCGCAACCTCTGTTGGCTATATACCTACCAGATAAGAACCCAATAAGCAATAAAAATAGGCAAAAAATACTCAGCCTAGTATTTCTCTTTAATGACATTACTCATCCTTTTGTTACAATTTCAAGACTCCGACTTTATACGCAATGGCGCACTCTTCCCAAAAGGTCAGCCCCTTAAACGGTGCGTATCTGTCTGGGTAGTTCTGCTTTGCGTATTGAACGGCATCTTCCCAATACCATCTTTTCATGACAAGGGTAGGAACGCCGTTCTTGTCTATTATGGCGTTCGGTTCGCCCGTTGGCAACTTCTCAACTTCTTGAAAGTATGAGAATCCGTATGCGCCTGCTACACCCTGTATGTGTGCCGTCCTACAAATGTTGTAGAACACATCCTGTATTTGCCTTATGTTCGTATAAGGCTTGGCAGGTGGCAACTCTTCTTTGGGAGTGTTCTGCGCTGGTCGCTTTCTACCCCTTAGCCACGAATTCAATTCGATCAATCTTGGTTGTTTCGTCTGCGAACGGTTCGCGTAATACCAATCGATAGCCGCCTCGATTTCCGTCCAAGTAAAATCCCCTAACAATCTAACAACCTTATCAATGTATTTTAACATTGTCTTTTTTGTTTCCTCCGAAAGGTTATACAGTTCGCATATCTTGTTGATATATCTCACTGCTTTATCCATCATTTTAGTCTCCTTACCTTTCTTTCGTTTCTTTCGTTTTTCTTTCTTTATATATTTCTTTCTTTTATCTTTCTATACTTTCTTTGGATCTGGTCTCTATCTGGATACGGAGTATATTTTATTTATTTATCCCCAATAAATAAATAAATAAAATATACCTACTGTCCAGATAATATATACTATGAGTCTCTGGAATACGCGCGCGCGTGAGACCTACCAAGGTATCGGCTCTTCGAGTTTGTCCTTTTTCTTCCAAATCTCGACAACCTTGTCCGCTATCTCTTTTGGACACTGAAAGCATAAATTATCTTTCACTGCGAAAGCGTCCTTTGACACAGGTAGAACTCGTCTGTAAGCCTCTTCAAGGTTACACAGTAGGTTAACAGTCAGTGCACTATCGTCTGTGCAGACAGGTATAATTACTCCTTGAAAGTTTTTAACCTCATGCGCAACCCAGCGAATAATTGTCCCAATGTCCATTGGCAGAACATTATCACCACCATTGTAGCGAGCCGCACTCCAAACATTTTCCGTTGGGCGCAGTCCAGTATCCCAAAAAAAAATCTTCTTATCTATTCTTTTCTGTATAAAACACATATTCATACTTGCCTCCGTAGTTAGAATAGCGATTACACGCATTTTTATGCCCCGTCAGCGCGTTTTTTTCTTTTCGTGGTATAGTTATGCCACTTTAATACCTTTCGCCACTGTCCGTTGACCTATTCGTAGCATACCAATCGTCAGTAGAAGGGTATGTTTTGGTCGGTGGAACCACCAAGCCGATAGTTCCGTTCCCTGTAATACCGTCAATGAATGGCATTACTGGCAGAATCTTGTTCTTAAACTCTTTGTGGTGTTCCAAATAACGGACATAATCACTCATAACACTATCAAACTGTGTTAAACTAATCTTTTCCAATGGCGTAGGGAAAATAGTCAGCCCCTTTTTGTTACACATAAAGTCAAACTGACTTGTTATTTCTTCCAAATCATACATGTCGTGGACATACCACACCACTTGGTTCTCGATAAATTCTGGGCTTGTTAGTGGAATAGTGACATCGGCAAGCGTAACATCTTCGCGAACACACGAACTACTACACACAATTCTAAACTTATCTAACCCTTTGACTATAAAGCACATCCGTATCATTCCTTGCTCCCACAGTTTTCGTATATGAACTTAGCATCCTGTATCACACTTTCAAATTCTTTTTTCAAGAAACTGAAAGTTCTGCGCCGCTTATTTTTGTCATCACCGTTTGGTGTGGCAGTAAACACTTCGACTCGCAAATCTTCTGCTCGGCAATGTGTCCTGCGTAATGCCATCAAAGCAATGTCTAGCATCCTCCCTTTAACACCTGCCATCCTTGCTTGAAGGACTGCTGTTTGTTGCTCAATAGGTATTTCTTTATAATCCACAATACCATCAGGTGCGTAAAACGGATGCCCCCATCTTCTGTGGAGTTGTAATTCGGCATCGTTCTTTGCCTCTGGAAAAATATAAAACTTTTGGTTGTCTAATGTCTTAACATATACACTCACACCGTATGACATCTTAGCCTCCTTTTATTTTGAAGTGGCACTACATCGGCACAGCATAGTATTGGTTAGTCGTAATGCCACCACAAAATAAGTCCCCGGTGGGGGACTCTTTTTTAGTCTTCCAGAACTGACTCTGGGTTTTCTGCCAACGCTTTAAGTTGGTCTTGTAAAGCCTTAATTTCGGCTTTGCGTTCAGTCGTGTTCGCTGTTTTGATGAGTTCAGCAATCTGTTGAGATTCTTTCGCCTCAGCCAAGCGTTCAGCAATACACGCTTTGATGCGTTTCGTCTTTTCCAAGACTTTCTTGGCTACATTGTAAGCCTTAAAGTCAATACGATTCAACGCAACTGAAACATCTTCCAATTTGACTCCGCCATTTTCGGCTGGCAAATATTCGTATGTTTCCATCACAGACTTTACCTTAAAATAGGACAGGCGTCCGTGTGCCCATACAGCAAAGACATCGTCTTTTGCTACGTCCGCAACCGTTGTTGTATAGAACCGTTGTTCTGCACAATCTGGTGTTTTGGTCGTGTGGTTGACTAATATACCTTTCATTACTTTCATACTTTACTCCTTTTTTTGTAGTATGTGACTTGTCTCATCAGTGCGCAGGTTGTCATCCTACACATATACCCGACAGGAGACTAAGTTGTCGGGTATTTCGACTTACACAGCCAACTCTAATACCTTGCGTTCTGGATACAGATCGTCAAGCAAATCTGACACATAACCTTCAAGGTATATTAAGAACGCAGATTTGTCCGCGTTGTATGAAGGTGCGCGTTCCAATAACATTTTGTCCAATGTATCTTCATCTATGGTTTTACCAGCACGCACCAATCTACGGCACACATCCAACAAGCAATACAGCGCAGAAATCTCTTGTTCGTTTTCAGACCGTTCTAACAACGAATCGAACTCCGCTCTGTAATATTCACGCAACGTCTTACACATATATTGCGTGTATGTCCCCAACACTTTGTTGATGGGTCGTTTCATTTCTTTTGGCATATCCTTGAAAGAATCCAACGGCTGGTATTTCTTATCAAGTGTCCAAAAGCCCCTGCGGTTCTCAACAAAAGCCCCACTTAAATACGCACAGAACACAGGACTCTTTGATGCGGTATATACAAAGCATCCGCGTTCGTTATCGTATTCTGCGTATGCGTGTGTATAACCTTTTGTCCCGAACTGTTTGTTCGCTTTTATCACACTAGCCCTGCTACAAGAAAGGCAATCATAATCGTCATCATAGTGGCTACTGTAATAGGTATTGCCTCTCCAATACCCACCCGAATACGCACTTGAAGTCGTTTTTGGTGCTACATAAGGGAACGCAGAACTGTTTGAGAACCACGCGCCATCGCGTTCTTGTCCGTATTCACGATTCAAGATATGTATTTCGCCTGTCTTGTTATCCATTAACGCAAACTTGCTCGTTCCTAATGCCAATTCCAACAACAATGAATTATCTTTAATCCATTTCATTGAACGGTCTTTCAAGAACCACAAACCAAACGTCTCTGAATCTGTTTTACCTTCAATCGGCTTAATAGAACTAATAGTTCCATTATGGGCGAACGTCACATGAGACATCGCAAACGGGTGCGTATTCTCAGGGTTCACTTCGCCAACTGATTTTATCCGAAAGTGTGCTATGAACGCATTATCTTTTTGGTTAATTTCATCAAGTTTCGCCAAGAAGGTATCTTTGTCCATAAATCCTTTCTGCATCATAACTTCGCCTTCGGGTGTCTTCCACACAACTCCACCGCCTTGTGAATTGTGCGCCCACGCGTTCTCGAAGTATTCTTTCTTAATCGGGTCTACACCCTTTGGTTTTGCTATAATAACACACATAGTTTAGTCTCCTTTATTTAATCTTTGTTGTTATTAAGTTATACTCACTATCGCTGATAAACCCTTTATCGTGCTGTATTTTCGCACTATTTTTAATCAACAACAGCGTCTCTTTGGACAGTTTGTCTGGATTTGACTCGCCATCCGCGAACAGGTTATACACCTCCTTACAGAACTTCATCTGTTTAAGAATCAGTGTAGCATCTGTCGAACTATTGAAGACACGAAACTCACAAGTGCCGTGTCCATTGAACGAAATCCCTGCGTGGTGCGCATCTTCGCTTGTAGTCAATGACGCGTATCTTTCAAACTTTTCCAAGTTATTACGCAGTGAAACGCTCTTCATAATCGCGTGCCACAAACCTTTACGGCAGGCAGTATTTATCGCCTTGGTTACGCCATAAATGTCCGTATCTGGTCGCGAAATATGAATATGTATGCCTGCTGAATCGCCCGCATGTCCGTTATTGTTTTTAATAACATCGCATACGTCCTTCAAACTAGACAAGTATTTCCACCACGAATACGAACCACAATCCCAAGACAATTCGTTTTGTCCTATAACTGAACTGTCGTATCCATAGTGTAATTGCCCTTTGTGTGCGTCTTCCAATTCTTTCCAACCTGTAAAGTCGCCTTCAAATTCCATTTCTAATCCAATTAGAACCGTATTCTTGGCATCCATATCGGTTGTATGCTTTGCGACAGCACCCGAATATCCGTAATGTCTGTGTCCATAGAACTTTTCGCTCAATTTATACGAATTAAAACACTTCTCACATACTTTTTTCGCACAATTTGGCACATCTTTACGGTCTTGTAGCACGCGTTCAACCCTGTCTCTTCGTGCTATTGCTGTGAAATCCCTGTGGCAAAACGCACAAGTCCATTTAATTTTCACAAATGATTTATTTGGCAACGCACTCACTTTCACACCGAACCGTTCTTCAATCTCTTGGTTAGTCGGTTTCAGTATTGGTGGTGCTTTCTTTGTCATTGTCTTGCCTTTCAACCCAGAACGCGCAATCCAAGCAATATCTTCGTCTTCATCATAAACGAATGTATTATTGCTCCCACTGCATCCACGAAATACTGAATACTGGAATCGTGCGTGCTCAAACTTACAGTTATTGAACGTCACATCTACGAAGTCACAAATATATGTGTCTTTTTCAAATGTAATCCCTTCAATAATCGCGTGATTCAATGTATTCTTGTCACATTCATCGTGACATTGTGTTCGGTTTTCAATAGCAATACGCAGAACATCAAAACCAGTGGTCGCACCACTAATTTGAAGTTCTGGGTCGCCGTTGTTAAATCTTATGACAACCATATTAGCCTCCTTTTAAGCTGCCAAAAGTTCCCTCACTTTTGTTTCGTCACCCCAAGCGTGTGGGTTTTCTTTACTGTTCAACATATACAGGTAGTCACGCTTTGCTTGGCAACCCATAGCATCAAACAGTTTCTTTTCTGTTGGTCGTGGTTCTTTTACCAAGAAATCCACCAACCATTTAGAAAATCTAACACGCGCCATAAACATCTTCGGGTCTAATGTCGCGTTCCACGCTCGTATTTCCAGTGTTCCAAATGACCCACCTTGGTCGTGGTATATATTACACCCAACACCATAACTAATGTCTGTTTCTGAGCCGTCATTACGCACTTTTTTCTTTGGTCGACAGTTAATCGGGTATAATATACTCTGCATCAACGACAAGTGTTCACGGAAATTACCAATCGCTCTTTTAATCTTCGGGTGTGAAATATGGACATGCATCCCAGCAGATCCGCCTTTCGTCTCTGCACCTGCTTTCTTTGCGGTTTGTAATATCTCACGCACAGTTTTAATTTTCCAATCCGAAATACGCGGGTGGTTAAATCGTATTTCTGTGCCGTTTCCGTTCACAGAACCATCAGTTCCAACGTCTTGAATCGGTAATTTAGCACCAACATAATCCTTTAATACCGTTGACATTGGTGTCTTTAATGTGCCTTCCAATTCCAACTCAACACCTAACTGTGTTTCTTTCGCACCGTAGCCATCAGACAGTTTCATCTTTATGATCTGTTTTTCTATTCTTTCCAACTCTTTTATGGTTTTAGTTCCAATCGGGAGTCGTTCAGTATTTGTAAATCCAGATTTGCGGTTATGCGTTTTCCACTCTTGGACTTCTGAGTCACCGTATATCGACCACCATTCGTTAAATCCCAATCCAAGCATAACTCTATGCGCACCGCCTTCTGCTTCTCGCCCGCACATTCTCGAGTCGGAGCCGTCATATATCGCGTATGCTACAAAAGTTCCTCTTGTTGAGAATTTTCTGTCCAAGTAATAAAATGTATTTGTTTCTTCATCTACGAAGGACTCTTTAATCCCACGCAGTTCTGTGTATGTTTCAATGTGTTTCTTCAACATTTTGGTCTCCTAGTATTTTGCCTTGTTTAATTACATAGTAATATTCAACATCGTCCGTATCCCAATCTGGGCACAATTCATGTCCGTCATCGATAATCCAGCCGATGCCTTCATTTACCATTTGTCTGTATAGTTTCTGTCTGTAGTTGCTAGCGTCATCCCAACTGAAAAACACCGCAATATCATTGTCAGAAACCTCTTCACGACCATCTTCATAGTAGATTTTAATTACCATATACATAGTCGTGCTAGTGTTCATCATTAGGACTCTCATGGTTCTATCCTTTGGTTATATCGACAATCGCGTGACGAATTGCCGCTTTTTCAAAGGTCAGTAAAGCCCATAATGTATCCATCTGTGGTTTCTTGCCCCCAGTCAAGTAGCCAATCATTTCCTTGATGTTCGTCTGCATTTTAGTCTCCTTTGGTTGTGCAGTTCTTGTTAATCTGCTGTTTTTACAGTAGAATCTTTCTTGCGAACCCATACTAATCTGTTTCCAAACAGTAGTGTTCGTCTTGTTTTTACGATTTCAAACGGTCCGATTAAGTGTCTAATAGCATCCAAATCGCATTCCATTAATCCGCCGTATTGAACATCGTTTATCTTAAACTTAAACAGTTGGTCTTTCATTATGCGTCCTTTTCGTATTTCCATCGCAACACAACGCGTGTTGTTTCTGTCTGTTCCGTAATCTTAGCCGAAAAATCAATTTCATTTACTACACAGTAGTCGTGTCCTTCGCCGTCTTCTGTGTAAACCGTAGCACTTGGCGATATTTTATTCAGTGCATCAATCAGTTGTTTTACTGTCATAGTTCCACCTTATTACCTAATCTATAACCAGCCGTTCCAGTAATTTCATCGACCTGTTCTTTTGCGTCTAGAAAACTATCTAGGCAAATGAGTGTAAGCGTCTTCCAAAACTCTTCCGTTGCCTTCTTTTTTTCTTCATTGTTATATTTATCCAAATACATACGGTCTTGTATTTCGCGTAGTCGTTTTAATTCGCTTTTATCGCTCACCAGTGTGATATTTTCGCAAATATGCGTATCTGGGTCTTCAAACTTGTTTTGGTCGTCCCTGTATGTGTTTAACGTCACATTCATAAGAATCCGATCTGTTTCGTATTTTCGGTTTTTTACAGTCATTTTAGTCTCCTCTGTTAGTCGTTAATGCTGTTGCCGATGCCCCAATAGGAACAGGCATCGGTAGCAACACTCGGAGTAATCATCGGTAAAACCGATGTCGGGTGTCAAAAGGATAAAGCCACCCGATATCACTTCTAACCAAATCGTAGTGCTTTCATCCGTTTCCGTATAAAACGGTCAGCCCGATACTCCTCAAGCAATTCGCGTATAAATCTTATCACTGTTGTCTCCTTTCCCTTCCGTAGTATTATTTACAATACGCTCGTAATAACTCGCGTTGTAAATCCTTAAATGGACAGAAATCCGTAATCCATTGTTGTAATGTCGCCTTGACTTTGGTCTTGTCGTAGCCCTTTTTCGCCAATGCTAACACTCTGTCCAGTCTCGTCAGTAGTCCCATTTCGTTCCAACTGGTATCAATGTCCGTAATCTCTTCTTCAAAACTCACCGTAGTCGGGTCGTATTTCATCGTAGACCGTCTGGTGCAGTCCTTAAATAGTCTTTTTCCGTTAAATGCTTTAATCGCCGTAGTTCTAGTCATCGTAGTCTCCCTTATAATGTCGTAGTATGTTCAATCTTTTGTTCCCGTTCGTTGTCCTTAATCGCATCGTATAATGCCTTAGTCGCACCGAACCATCTTTGCGCCGCCGTCTTCTTACGACTCGCATAGTATTCGTTTATTAAATCACGCTTGCGCTCAGACAGTAGTCGTTTTAAGTCACCCATAAACGTCTCTTGTCTCGTATGGACAATCGTCCTAAACGCATTATGTGGTAAATCTTGTCCCGTATCTCGAACAAATCCCCAAAAATCCAAATATCCCCCCTTCGTGTATGGCACGCATATCACTTTACCGAACATAGTAAATCTCCTTGTTTGCTATCAAGTCGGCGGTTATAGGTCTCCGCCCGTAGACCCTGTCTCTACAATCCGCAGTCAACGTCTGTCGCCAGCGACTTCTCAATCAAATCATCCATCGACTCGACTTTACGCCCTCCGCCAGTCCTTGTGTGAATCGCCGTAGGCAAGTCGTCAACGAATACCATCTCGCAGTAGTTATGGTCTGCCCAGTAGTGCGCATATTCCATCGCCTGTGCTCCTGCTTTACGGTTCACATACATCACAGAGTCGCCCTTGCGGTAAGTGAATACAATGTTTTTATCACCCAACATAAATGTAGTCACTATGTCGTCTTGGTTGTCGTAATGACTCGCAAGCCAATCCCGTCCTGCTACACGCAAGCCTATCAGTAAGCGGTCATATTTGGTTTCTACCACCTGTCCAGACTCGTCCTTTATATACCGTTTACGGCTCGAAAAGTGAGTCAAGTTCATCTGGTCTCTAGTCAATAGCATTGTTTACTCCTTTGGTTATTGCTATCTATGATGAATCCACCACGAATCCATCGTTTATAGCAACAACCTCAGCCGACTACACGCCACCCAACGACTCTGCAATCCCACACCCGATCACACTAGGTCACAATCCCTGCTAAAAAGTTTTTATACAATATATCCACCCTTCATCGACTCATACCGACTCCTTTGGTTTATTCTATAAAATCACCGACTCAATCTATAAATAACAAGATAATATAAATATACTTGCTAATACTATGCCAGCGACTCCGCCCCATAAAAATTGAACTATAAAATCTTTCATAATTGACTCCTGTTGTTTTATTTTTCTTTCATAACTTGGCAAACTTGCCTTGCTACATTGTATATTATTACACACCCGAAAACCGATTCCTACCGTCTAGTTCACTTTTTGTGACCGAATCGGTCGACACGCTGAAACCCGCAGAAATCTGGGAAAAAAGCATTCTTTGATTGTGGGTTCCGATTCTAGATTGACATCTATGGGGTGGGGGTGGTAGATAAGCATTTGACAAAGTAAAGACGCGCGGTTATTATGTCTATGTAATTAGTTATGGTTAAGTTCTCTGAGGTAATGGTGTAAGGCGCACGCTGTGAAACTTGGCTATGGTGGCTAATTATGGGCGTATTTGGGGCACGGCAGCGGTGTTCTGTAAAAGCGGACCGGCGTTCGTTTTGGGCATATAAGGTTGATTAAATAGGCTGTCTCTATTGGGACGGTAGTTGGTGTTATCATGGTCAAAGAGCGGAAGAAGTTAACGCCTGATGACTACGAAGTGAACGGTTGGTCGAGGGCGAACAATTACTTATTAAAAGAAGAAGACTTTGGGAGTCGGCTTGAGTACAACAAGGAGCGTTTTCGGCGTGCCAGTACTGTTACGCGTTCGTACATAATGAGTGATGCGGGGCGTAAGGAGTTATCGTTAAGGGGAAAGGCGCGTTGGGAAGAGCGTGTTGCGAAGGCGAAGAGTGAAAGTGACACGACAGAAGTATTACTGCTTGAGAAATTAACCACACATGAAGACGGCATGGCGACCAGTGAATTAGTTGCTGGGTGCATTAACATGATTGCTAGGGAATTAGCGAAGCGTGGTGTACGGGATGTAGAGAATCTTGAGTTAAAGGACTTAATATTAATCTCGAATAACCTGTTAGCATTAACGAAGGCTGCTGCTGCTGTGAAGAAGGACATGAACTGGAAGCCGAACACGGTGGTAGTACCTGTTGTGCAGTCGTCATCGAAGACGGGTGGTGCTGTTGGCGGGTTAAGAGATGTGATAGACTTGAGGGATGACAATGGACAGGTTTGAACTTGCTAAGAGTCTCTTATTAGATTTCAAGAAATATGTGAAATGGATACACAGGATAGCGCAAGGGTCTGAATACGACATGACTGAAGGGCACGCTAGGTTGTGTGACAAACTACAGGAATACGCGGAAGGAAGGAATAAGAAGCGTAATCTTATGGTTAATGTTAGTCCGGGTTTTGGTAAATCATTACTAATACAGTATTTTATTACATGGTGCTTTGCTAGGTCGAAGCACTGTATGTTTTGTTACATAGCGTATGGGGAAAGGCTCATCAAGAAGTTAAGTAGGGAAAGTCGTAATTTAATGATGATGCCTGAATGGGAAGACTTATTTGGCAAGGAAATGGATCCGGGCGATAAGTCTGTATTGAATTATCATTTAATAAGTGGTGGCGTTAGAAGTGGTTTAACGGCTGGTACGATAAGTAGTGCTATCTTGGGGTTAGACGCTGGGAATCCTAGTAGTCCGGATCAGTATTTTACTGGTGCTCTTATATTAGATGATATAAACAGCCCTGAAGTGGTAACCAGTATCCATGAACAAATAGAAGCCCCGGAAACATACCAGCGCAAATTGGCAACCAGACGGCGTATGCCAACGGTACCAACCATATGTATTATGCAGAGGCACCACAAGAATGACTTTGCTGGGTGGGTAATGAAGCACGAACCGGAAGAATGGGAAGTGTTCAAGGTGCCTGCCATAAACGAATTAGGGGAAAGTTATTACCCGAAGCGTTATCCTATTGAAGAGTTAAGAAGACTAGAGAAGCAGAATCCGTTTATGTTTGCGGCTATGTACCAGCAGGAACCGATAGAAAACTACGGTGCATACTTCCATGAAGAGTGGATTAGGACGTATAGGGCGCAACCAGAAGCGTTTGATAAGGTATTTATAACGACTGACTTCGCTTTTACGGCAGATGGGGGCGATTATACGCTATTTGTGTGCTGGGGGCTGGCAAAAGACAAGAATTTGTATGAATTACGGTCCAGAATGGGCAAATGGGAAAGTCCTGACGCGAAAAGGTACTGTATAGAGTTCTTTCAGCACTGTAGGGCGGCTTTTAAGCAATGTAGAAGGGTTTATGTTGAAAATACGCTATCTGGTATAGGTTTTATACAAGATATGCGCAAGGAATGCCCGGACATGGCGATTATGCCATTACAGCGTGGTGCAAAGAAGAACAAACAGAACCGTGTTGAATCTGCTATGACGTGGATGGAAGCAGGAAGGGTGTACTTCAGGGAAGCGGACCCGAACTATGTGAACATGCGTGCACAGTTTTTGGCGTATAATCCGGCTGACAAGAACCCGAAGGATGAAACCATCGATAACACGGGTGACGCTTGTGAGATAGCTTTCAATACCCGCACCTCTAGTATTTTTGTTTGACTTTGTTTTTTATTTGTGATATTATGATAACGCGAAAAAAGGAAACGGTTGCTGCTAGGAACGCCGCTGTTATAAAAGCACAAACTGTATAGGGGGAAGCAATGGGCGAGTTTTTAAGAATGTCTGCGGCGGAATTCCGTAAGTATGCTTTAGGGGAAACGAAGTACCAGAAGGACCCGAACGAAGGTATGCCCAAAATAGGCAAAAAGAACAAGTACAGGGCGGTTAAAACCACTTTGAACGGAACAACATACGATTCCAAGAAAGAAGCGAACCGTGGGGCATTTCTGGAACAATTACAGCGGGAAGGCAAAATAAGGGATTTGGAAAAGCAGAAAGAGTTTGTTTTAATAGATGCTTTTGAAAGTCATGGCATTAAGTATAGGAAATGCAGTTGGATTGCTGACTTCTATTATTATGACTGTCGGAAGAGACATTGGGTAGCGGAGGACGTAAAAAGTTTCATAACGCGCAAGAAGCCAGAGTATCGTATGAAGGTAAAACTATTTGTCCAGCGCTACCGCAATATATGGTTTGAAGAAATTGTTTAATCTTTGGTTAAGTGTTTCTTGAGGAAGTCCAGTGTGCTAGGCATACCGTCACCTGCAATGTTAATTCTATCATATTCCAACATAAGGCCTTGTAAAAGGTTCATATGGTTTTTTTCATCGGAAATGATTTCCTTAACCAGCGCAACGCCTTCTTCATCGTTTTGCTCTTGTAATGCTTCCAGAAGCGGGTAGTAGCCTTCGATGGCCTGTGCTTCATCAGCGATGTTTTTTGCACATAATTCTTTAACGTCCATGTTTATCTCCTATTTTGCTGGGTAAAACTGTTCATCGGTTTCAATTTTAAGGTTTTTAACGGCGTTTTCAAGAATTGTAAGGTCTAATGACGCTTTGAATTCTTTTAGTTCCTGTTTTTCCCACAAATATGTTCTTTTGTTCGCAATGGCCTTATCTATATCGTTCACGCCGTTAACTTGGAGCAAATACAGGTAATAAGTCTCTGCATCTTTATATTTGTCGAAAAAATAAAAATTGGCTAGCGTACCTTTCGGTGTGCGTAGCCGCGTAACAACTTCATACTTATCGTATGGGAGTCCGTTTCTGACCAGAATATGACCCGGTCCTGATATATCCATAAGCACTCTCCTTGCTCGGTTGTTTCATTTTAGACAAATAACTTGCCGATTGTCAAATAAATAATTATAATAGATAACAAACAGGAGCAGGTATGGCGACTAAAAAATCAAAAAATGTTGGGATTAAAGGAACAAAACTGAGCAATTCTATGGCACAACTTGTTGCCGGCATTGTTCCGGGCGGGCAAAGAACTCGCGGTTCGCTTTCCCCCAACGCTATAAACGCAATTAGTAGTTTATTGCTACAAGTACGCGGCGAATACCTTACGCTTAACTACGGGCTTCTTACATGCCTTTACCAGCAGTTTGGTTTAATACAATCTTTGGTAGAAGTGCCTGTATTGGACGCCTTTAGGGGCGGTATTAAGTTTACCGGCTATGAAAACAAGGTTGTTTTGCCCGAAAAGAAGAAAAAGCGCCTTTTTAGGTTCTGGAACGCTGATGATAAGAATAACCAACCACAACGCGATGCTGGTCTGGATTTTCAGATTGAGCAAATGAAGAAGCGTGAAGAGTGGGAAAAAGAACAGGTTAGCAAAGATGAAGCCGATAAGAAGGCAGATGATTCTTACTTTAGGGATGAAGTGCCGGGGCAAGACATTCGCCGTATGGAGATTTACCTTCGCAGAGACCAAACTTGGCGCAAGGTACAACAGGCTCTTTTCTGGAACCGTTTGTATGGTGGCGCAGCGATTGTGGTGCTTGATGGTAGAGATCCTAAAACGGAACTTAAATTAGAAGATATTAACCAAGATACCCCATTGGAATTCTATGTGACCGATAACTGGGAAATTTCTGGAATGACCAGCGCAACGGACGGAAAACAGATGGACCCAATAGATTGGAACTCTGATACGCCGTTCACATTGCGTGGGCACCAGATTCACAAATCCCGTGTTATTACCTTTAAGGGCAAAGAGTTCCCACCGTTGTATAGGGCGATTGGCCGTGGCTGGGGCATGAGTATTCTTGAGCCATTGGTCCGCACCTTGAACAAGGGCGTAAAGAACGAAAATGTGATATTTGAACTGTTGGATGAATCCAAGATTGATGTTTTCTCTTTCTATGGCTTAAATGATGCTTTACAGGATGCAGATGCCACAGACGCCATTACAAAGCGTGTTGGTTATGCTTCCATGGTAAAGAACTACATGAAGGCCTTATTATTAGACTCAGAAGACCAATACCAACAGAAGCAAATACATTTCAACGGGTTGGCAGACCTGAAAGCAGATTCCCGTGTTGATATGGCTGCGGATGCCAGAATTACAATGAACAAGTTGTATGGCATGTCGCCGGCTGGGTTTAATTCGGGCGAAGCGGATCGTGAGACTTATGCTGATACTGTTGAAGCGGAAGTTCGTATTCCTGCCGAATATGCTATCATCCGTATATTAGAGTTTGTTGGAAGAAAAGTGCTTGGCAAGACCTTGGACTTTGAAATGGAATGGGCGCCGCTTATTCGTACATCGGAATACGAAAGGGAAAAGACAAAAACCCTTCTGTTAGCGAATTTGAACGAAGCAAGCATATGGGGCCGCATTACCAACAAAGAGTGGCAAGAAGCCGTAAATAAACACAACCTGCTGGGTATCGAAGTTTCCTACAAGGATAAGTTTGTTGCTGATCCTATGGCGAAACAGGTGTTCAAACCCGGCTTTGGAGGAAAATAACGATGGCAACTAGATGTAACGAATTCGATAAAGAAAACAAACGCAAGACGTTGCCTGTCGAACAAGAAATACCGAAAGGTATGACATACCGTGCCAAATTCATTTGCGCTGGCGCTGTGGGTTATAAAGAAGGTACTTACCTGCTTACCCAGAACGCCATTGATGAGTTTGCGTACACCTTAAAGCGTTGTCCGGTTATTGTGGGCCACCAAGACATTGTGGACGAAGCGGACATGTTAGACAAGGCTGTTGGGTATGTTTCTTCTGTCGACAGAGACGAATCCGGGAATTGGTATGCTGACTTTGTGGTGTTCTGTCCGAAGACAATCGAAAAGATTGACAACGGCGGATTGCCATATGTGTCTTGTGCGTACCGCGCTGACTTATCTGCTGAGGAAGTTACCTTGAACAATGTAACTTACAAAAGGGAGATTCTTGGCGGAGAGATGATGCATCTTGCGTTAGTGAAAAACCCACGGTATAATGGGACAGAGATATGGAGGAACTCCGATGACGATTGTTTCGTTGCTGACGGTGTTCTGTTCAATCAAAAGGACAACATTATGTTTGGAATCAAAATTAAAAAAGATAAAGTTGAGTTAGACAAGGAAGTGTTGATTAACACTAAACTTGGTGACAAGACGATAGAGGAATTGGTCAATGAACTGGAAGTGGCAGCGGAAAAGGTTGCTGAACAGGAAAAGACCATTGAGGGTTTAGAAGCCGAGAAGGTAGATTTGAAGGCTAAACTTGAAGAGGCTGAAAAGAAACTTGAAGAAGCCGAGGCTACCAAACCGGTGGAAACACAGGAACCAAAAGACCCTGTGGAAGAAACTCAAGAAACAGCACCGGAAACGGACGCTGATTTGAGAAAGGACTTGAATAACGCTTTGACTGAAAATGTTAAAGATATAATCGTGAAAGTCCCAAATGTAAAACTGTAATAAGGAGAACAAAATGGCATTTGATAAAACGACATTCTATGCTCATTCCCTGAACCAGTTTGCCCCGAATCGCATTCGTGGCGAATACTTGGACTGGGGCTTGAACGCACAAGTAATGGAAGTTGAAATTGACAGCACGCAAGCAACTGCCTTGTATGCTGGCGATCCAGTTAGCATTGTAACTACTTCTACTGGCAAAATCAAAGTCGTGGCGGCTACAGCAAGCACCCGTGTTTATGGTTACATTTTGTATAACCCGAAACACGAAACCTACAAAGCGGGCGATATTGTTTCGATCCTTTGCGATGGCGGTTGCATCATGGAAGCCACTACGGAAGCGATTAATGCTGGCGCGGTTGTTTACATGAAACCTGCTACCGGCGAAATAACAACGACATCTTCGAGCAACATCAAAATGGGTATTGCCTTACAGAAAAGTTCGGCAACGACCGATGGTTCTTTGATTGCTATTGAAGTGATCCGGGCGGCTATATAATTAAGGAGCGACTACGATGGCTAAAAAATACTTAGTTAATGGCGTTGAAAAAGAACGCGAAGAACTGTTTAATTCTGAGGAATTGGCAGTTATTGATCGTAACCAAGAATTGTTAAACGATTTGGGTTACGGCGACATCGATGTTACCCTGTTGACACAAATTGAACGCGAAGTTTCGCAACAGAAGTTCTACCAGATAGATCCTGAGTTGTTTGTTCCGTTCGATACAACGCAGGGTGGCTGGTCAGATTTCATCACCGTATTGCGTAACTATTCTAATGCTGATGCTGATATCAGCACTTGGGAACGCGGTGTCGATGCTGACAATGCACGCCGGGCACAAGTTGGTGTTACGCTTGGTGCTGAATCTTTGAAGATTCACAACTTGGCGAAAATGGTTTCTTATTCGTTGTTTGAAATGCGTTCAGCGATGGAAACAGGCCGTTGGAACATTGTTACCGAAAAAGAAAGAGCGCGTAAACGCGACTATGACTTGGCGGTACAAAAAGCGGTTCTGTTGGGTGACAGCAACTTCAAAGGTTTGTTGAACCAAACTGGCGTTGCTTCTAACACGACTGTGTTAACGAAACCGATTTCGACAATGACTTCTGCTGAATTCCGTACCTTCTTGGGTTCGGTGTTCGCTGAATACTTCAAGAACTCCAGCATGACTGTTTTGCCGGATACTTTGGCGATTGCACCATCTGACTTCTTAGGTTTGGGTGTTGCGGTTGACGAACAATATCCGTTGGTTCAGTCAATGTTGACTCGTGCACGCGAAGTGTTCCGTGAAGTTACGGGTAACCCGAACGCTGATATTAAGATGTTGGCGTACTGCGAACCAGAATTCAATGGCGGTTACTACAAGTATGTCTTGTACCGCAGAGACTTTGACACATTGCGTGTTTACAGACCGTATGACTACAATGTGGTTCAAGGTGCTACTGTTGATGGTATGAACTATCAGAACACAGCGTATGCTCGTTTGTCTGACGTGTTCGTGAACCGTCCAGCGGAAATGGTTTACTTGACTTGGCAAAAAGCCTAAGGCTAGCCAAGGGAAGCCTTACAAGGGGGCGGGGTACAAAAGCCCCGCCCTTAATCATAGGAGCGACAAATGAAAATTAAGAATAACGGCCACACATCTTTCTTTTGGATGTACAAAGGCACCACAATAGAAATCAAACCGGGCGAAGCAGTTGAAATGGCTGCAGAACACGCAAAAAGCATTGCGGGCTTGTTCAATAGCGAAATTATTGAAGACAAACCTGTAGTGGAAGGAAAAGCAGAAGCAATAGAAAAGGTGGAAGGCGATGGCAAAAAGCGTAAGAGTAACAAATCAAACAAAAAATGATATCTTAACGATAACCGGCGGTTGGTTGCGTGCGCATAACTTGACGGTTGTTGAAGATTGGGAAGCGACACTTTTGGCAGACCTGTATGGCGAAGACAAGGTGTTCGTAACCGAAGAAGTTGAAGAACCAAAACCAACAAAAAAGACTAAGAAATGACATATCCTATAACCCTAGACGAGTTTAAGAGTTTTTTTCAACATGAAGCCGGAATCGTGTACCAGAGTTTCCAACCGTGGGAACCACATGGTTACCCTGCTGGCATATATGTTGCCATTGAAGTCGAGGGCGGCGGTGTTTTTAGAGCATTAACGGATTACAACTGTGCGGACCCAATGACGTCCCCCACTAAATGGGAGCAGGTTGTTGGCCCCGGCGAAAAAGGAAGACCATACAATAAAGGCGAATTCATTTATGATACGCTTGGCGAAGCACCAGCACTTGGTTACTATGTGGCAACAGAAGACGGGCTGACAATAGAAGAACCAAAGCTGTGGGACCCAGCAGAGTTGGTTGATATTGCGAAAGCATTTGGTGTTGAAGCGATTGAACAATGGCGGCAACCAGATGGTTATGTGCGCGGCGATTTGATTCTTTACTACATGAACTACAAACCGTATGTGTTTGAATGTATTGTGACGGCTACGGGCGAACCACCGGCCGTACCAAATCCTAATGCTAAAGCGGTTACTTACGGCGACTGGGTTATAAATGAAGAAGAAACAGCAGAATTAGGTGACGAAATACTGGATGCTGATATTGAACGCGCTATGGCGGAAGCGGCATTCAAATTCAACGAAAACCTGTTCTCTGACGAAAAGGGGCGCATGGTGTTCCTTTACCTTACAATGTTCTTCTTGGTTTACGACAGACAGATGGCTGCTAGCGGCGTTAATGGTAATAGCGCTGCGGGCCCAGTTGTAAGTAGAACTGTTGGCAAAATGAGTGTTTCCTATATGGAATCTAAACTGTTCAAGAACTACCCGTCCTACGAATTCCTTTCAACGAACGATTATGGGCGTAAGGCGTTCAACCTTATGATGCCTTATCTTCGTGGCAATGTTAGAATCCTTAGAGGCGGAAGCACAGGCGAATAATGGGGAAACTGGCACGGGCTTTTGAATCAAGAATAACCATGGTGCTTACCGAACGGATAGGCCGTGAACTAGCACGCTTTGAAAAGGGTTCTGCGTGCGCTGGTATAATTGGCAATGCAGAATTACAGAAAGAAGCGCGTATTAACCACTATGGTGGCACTATAAGGAAGAAACAGGCTGTTAAGCGCCAGTTTACCCATTTGGAAAGCGTAGAAGTAGGTGTAATACCAGAACGCCACTTCATAGACCACGCCATTGAGGATGTGGGCGGCCTTCGGGATTTTGAAGAAGAAGTAGCAAAGGCGTTAAGTGGTTCCAAGGGGCGTTCGTATGACGGTTGGAACAAAACCACAGGCCAAACCACATTCGCTTCAGGCAGAAGGGCGGCGGAACGCGTACTGCTTAAAATAGCCAACGAAATGGCGAATAACCAAGTGCAGGCGCTACTACTAGCCACACCACCAAATGCCGAATCTACAGAAGAAAGAAAGGGCTTTAACCAGCCTTTGGTTCACACAGGGGCATTGGTTAATAATATACGGCACTGGACGGAGGGAATCTAATATGGCCAAGTTGAGAGTTTATCGAGACACTGTTAAGATTCCAATTAGTGTGACTTGGTTCCAAGAACTGGTGGACGATGGTGCTGGCGGCGAGAACTTCTATATGCGGTTAACACCACACATTAACCTTGGTGGTAAGTCTGGCGTGCCACGGCTAACCACATACAAGGGCAGCCTAGGGCCTGCGTTCTGGAAGAAAACCGAACTGGAACACGCTATTATAAACGCCAAGATAAAACGGCTTATGGAAAAGATAGAGAAGGACGCTATTGAAGACCAAAAGAAAATGGCGGCACAATCTGTTGGAAAGGGTAGCCAAATGCCGCGCCAGCAGCAATCAACCAAGGCTTCCAATGTTGGCGATACGCACGCGCAAGCCTTGGAGCGGACCAGAAGACAACATGGTATTTCTTTAGAAGACCAAGCAGTGGGCGAAGCAGAGCGCAAAAGACAAGAAGAAAGCGGGGGCACAAAGGGGCAAACCGCACAAGAGTTGTTGGCCCAAGCAAAGACCGAAGAAGAAAGGGAACAAATACGGCAAATTGCAGGCCTGAGTAATGCTGGGTATAATGCTGCGGTAGAAGATTTGAACAAGACGAAAGTCGGGTATGATGACGATGACGATTATTATTTATAAAAGGAGTTAAAATGTCATTCTTTACAGATGCTTTGGCAGATCCGTTAATTTCTGGTGGCATGGTTACGGCATCTTATAAGACCATTACTTATGTGGATGGCTTCGCCAGTGAATCTTCTGCCACACAAACATTTAAGGCGCGTAAGAGTGTACAGCCAATGACGCCCGCTGAAGCGCAGTTAAAGGGATACCCAGATTACGCTACCAACGAATTTTATGTGATTTACACACTAAAGAAACTGCCACTTCCTGCGGGGAACAAAGTGGTGGTTGTTCACTTTAACAACAAAGACTGGTATGTGCGCGGTGTTGCTTCGTGGGTATGGGACGAAGGCACGCCCTTCCAACAGGGTTATTACGAAGTAGCGGTTTCGCGTTACGCACCAGATTCAGTCAACCCAGATAGGAGTTTCTAATGTTAACATATGTACAACTTGAGAAATATATCTGTAACCTTATCAAGTACTTGATAGGGAGCAACTATGATAGTTTCAACTTTTCTGCGGAACCTACACACAGGGTATTGGCTGAACGGCAAAAGATAAGCGTTATGCCAGATGCGAAGACGATAGTAACTGTTCGTATTGACAATTACAACAACTGGCGTAACCAGCGTTATGGGCGCGGTACAGTGTATTACGATGCGCAGGGTGCCGAGCATATTTATGAATTAAGGACATTCGATGTATATGTGAATGTCATGTCCAAAGGGTTAGGTGATGCCTTCGATGCGGCAAGGTTCATCATTGCTAACTTACAAAACAACCGCTATAATGACTTTGTAAGACAAAGTGGGCGGTTGTTAGGACTAGAACGAGTTTCGACCTTGAAAAACCTGTCTGACTTAGAAAACGGAGTTTGGACAGAGCGTGCGCACTTCCAAATGCGCATGAACTTCAAGGAAGAAGTAGTAGTGCGAGATGCTGTGGAATTCGTCAATAGGCCAGACACATTGGCAGATCTGCCGGATTCTGTAGAACTAACCACTGAGTTAAAAATATAGGAGAATTAAATGGCAACTAATGTTATTAACATTCGTGAATTCGTTGACGTGACCACTTCTGTGGCATCCACGCCATTGAATGTTGCGCGTGATTGGGGTGCTTTGCTGTTTGTCCAAAAAGGCACAAATGGTTCTGCGACAACCACAACCACTTATGATAATTTACAGGACCTGTTAGATGACGCTTCTAACTCTGAAGCGGCTAAAGCGGCAACTGTTTTCTATGGCACTGGGTACAATGGCGTTACGCCAACTTCGCCTATTACCGTAGCAGTTATCAGCGCTTCTACAACGAGCGATTTCACAACCAACTTTACCCCGCTCCTTACGAGCGAAGCGTATTATGGTATTGTTCTTGATACAAACTTTACAACAGATATGCAGAAGGCTGCGGCGGCTGCTAATGAAGCGGCTTTGGCTAATGCCCCACACATGTTGTATTTGGATGACCATTCGGACGATGCTTTAACGAAAACACTGGCAAATGATTCAGCCTCCATTTCTGCTTACTGCAGAAGCAACAATTACACACATTCTGTATGTTGCTGGTCTGAATCGACAAACACTAACAAATACTATTCTGCTGGTATGGCTTCTTTCTATGCTACGCGCAAGTTTGATGCCTCTAGCCGCCAGATGTGTTCACTTGCACACAAACGCGCTTCTGGTATTTCCCCAGTTGATTTAACCATTACTGTTGCGGGCAACACTGAAAGCCCAACGGCACGGTTCAAACACTTGGATGAAAAGAACTGCAATGTGTATGCGAACATTAAGGTTGTTGGCTTACCTGCTTGGGAACGCGGCAACTTGCCTTCTGGCGATGATGTTTCAGATTTCATTTCTGCGGACTACTTGAACTACAGAGTTTCCGTGGCTGTCTTCCAACTGTTACAATCAGTTCCGCGTTTGGCGATGAACCAAGATGGTGCGGTTCTGTTGAACAACACATTGGTTAAATGCTTGAACGAACTTTCGGCTTCTGGCATGATTTCTGGTGGTGTTGCGTTGGATGGCGATGTAATACCGAATCCGGGCTATAAGATCAGCATTCCGATTCCAACCGGCGTAGCGCGTGCAAACGGCTTGTGGGAAGGCATCTACTGTGTTGGTTTGTTGACCGCTTCGGCAAAGAAAGTTGTTATTGGCAACGAACTGAAAAAATAAGGAGTAATTAAATGGCTACACAATTTGAAGGTGCGTTTAACGATATTGGACTGGTGGACTTCATCATCCAGACTCCACTTGGCGACCTAGTGGCCAAGAACCTTGGGCCTAATGATGTGGCTATTTTGGCTACACCGGGTAATGACGGAAACGTCATGAATGTGTTTGAAGGTTCAACTGGCCAATTACTTGCGAACAAATCTTATAAGGTCAAGAACTGGACCGTAACGATTCGTTTGCTTCGCCATTCGTTAGACTATTGTAAAGGCACATACTTGATTCAAGAAATCTTGAACGGGCATGTAACAACGGTTGGTATTAACTTCACGAACCGCAACTTCGGTAACGGCGAAACCGGCGTTAAGAACGAAACCTTGGTTGCCCCACAGGCATTCTTGATTAACTTCGCTGGGTTGGAAGCCGGTGCTGGCGCAAGCGGTGACTTTGAAATGACATTCAAATGTTCAAACGCAGAGTTCAATTCTGGTACTTATTCATCTTGGGGCTCGAACTATGCTACTAACTTGTTCCCGGATGATAAAACATCTGTTACATATTCTAACACTGTTGACGTGTACGATGGTGCTACATATGATAACGGTGGTGAGACACCAGCGAACCCGTAATAAAAAGGATACGATATGGAAAAAAATAACACAGAAGAAAAATACACAGAAGCGGTTAAGGCGAGGGTTGAAGCAGCACAGAAGAGTGGCGACATTCCTGAATTGTTTGATTTCGTTCACAATGGGAAAAGATGGGTTATGACGTTGCCACATTCTGTGATGCAACAGAAACGCATGGTGTATGCGCGTAACAACTTCATTATGCAGAACACATTTGAAGCGGAAGCAGAGTTGTTAAAGTTAATAGCGGCAAACACCACTGTGGATGGGCGCCCAGTAATATTGGATCAACTGTCTATTGGGGAACTTGAAGTTATGAAGTTGGCGTATCTGGATGGGCTAATCCTCCCTTTATCCCTAGGGGGCGACAAGGACGTGACGACGTACATGGAAGCAATGGCAAAGGGAAAGTAACCAAGCCGTCCCCTGAAGATGACTTCGACTGGTTCTTCTTGAACCCAGTAATGAAGGGGTACATATCTTACGCTGACCTGAAAAATGGAACGCTGAACTTATACGACCTTATGTGTTGAATAATTTGATA